GTATCATTGTTTATGCCTGAATACATCTATGGCGATATAGAAATTCTTCGTGCCACAGGAGAGCCGTGCATTGTCTGTGGCGACCCGACAGGGAATTGTGTGCCCAAAGGGCACAAACCGCCTGAGAAACTTCTTGGGTTGGGGCTTTTTAAATCATTAGACGAAAAACAAACATTTCGTGTGGAAGAAGATTTCTTTGCCCCCGAGGAAGTGTCTACTGGTGTTATCGCAAAAGTACGGAAATTCGCCAAAGGTCAAATAATCTCGCTGGCCGAAGCAAGAAAATACAACCTTACCCGCAATTAGCATTTTACTTAAAATCTCCCGTGTTGTAATATGGTTGTTCACCCATATCCCCATATGCGCCGAAAGAGGACATAATGACTGCCCATCTATCCCAAGAATTTGTTGACCAATACAAGACACAGACACCTCCTTGGGGATTTAATGGGCTAGGAGAAGTTGTCTACCTTCGCACATATTCTCGACGCATTGAAGACATGAATCGCAACGAAACTTGGCTTGAAACTGTACAACGATGTGTGAACGGAGCCATAGATATTGGGACTCCTCTTACTAAGACTCAAGCAGAAAAACTTTTTGATCATGTTTTTCACCTGCGTGGATCGTTCTCTGGTCGCGCCCTATGGCAACTTGGAACTCCGTTGATCAAGCAGTTCAATGCCGCTTCACTGAATAACTGCTATTTCGTAAACATAGAAAAAGTAGAAGATTTTGAATTTCTTTTTGACCACCTAATGCTTGGCGGTGGTGTTGGGTTCTCTGTGGAACGAGCAAAAATACACGATCTTCCAAAGGTTCTCCCTAATGTAAAAATCACTCACGAGCGTTCAAACGACGCAGACATCATTGTTCCCGATTCTCGTCAAGGTTGGCGACGACTACTGCACAGCGTATTGAAATCATATTTTGATACAGGTAAATCGTTCTCATACTCAACGATTCTTATCCGAGAATTCGGTGCCCCCCTCAAAACATTTGGAGGTACAGCAAGCGGACCCGGCGCGCTGGTTGACGGAATTGCAGATATTTGTAAAGTCATGGAGGCACGAGAGGGAAAGAAACTTCGCTCAATTGATGTCTTGGACATATGCAACATCATCGGTCGAGTAGTTGTCTCAGGTTCATCACGACGCTCTGCACAGATCGCTATTGGCGACCCTGACGATGTTCTGTTTTTGCGAGCAAAAAATTGGGCATCGGGAGACATCCCTGGCTACCGAGCAAATTCAAACAACAGCATCTATGCCGACTACTACGACCACATCATGCCCGAACTATGGAAGGGCTATACGGGCGGTGGGGAACCTTACGGTCTCGTAAACCGCCGTCTCGCCCGCAAATACGGTCGTCTCAAAGAGGAACGAGCAGATAAAACCATTGAAGGTTTCAACCCATGTGCCGAGATCGGTTTAGGTGACGGAGAGTCATGCAATCTGTCAACCATATTCCTACCCAATATCTGCGACATCAAACAATTCAAAGAATTATCAGAACTTCTTTACATGGTTCAAAAACAGATCACCCGTCTTGTCTACCCTTATGCAAAAACAAACGCAATCGTTGCGAAAAACGCACGACTGGGACAAAGCATCTCTGGTGTTTTACAGGCTTCAGCAGAGCAAGTTTCTTGGCTGGACGAGGCTTACAAACACCTAGACGAATTTGACATCTATTACTCAAAGGAAAAAGGCTTCCCTCGTTCCGTCAGACTAACTACAGTCCAACCGTCAGGAACGCTCTCCTTGCTCCCCGGTATCACTCCGGGCATTCATCCCGCATTTGCGCCGTTCTACATCCGTAGGGTGCGTTTTGGTGCGTCTGACGCCCTTGTGACAGGCTTGCGTGCGAGAGGACACAAGGTTGTTTGGGATATCGGTATTGACGGCAGAGAAGACCACTCACGCTATGTAGTTGAGTTTCCATGCAAGTCACCAGATAATGCGGTTCTCGCCGAGAACATGACGGCGGTAGAACAACTTGAATGGGTCAAAAAGATGCAGACAGAGTGGGCAGACAACGCCGTATCGGTAACCGTTTATTACAGGAAAGAAGAACTTGAATTAATCAAAGAATGGTTGTCAAAGAATTATGATACTGGTGTCAAATCGGTATCATTTCTCCTACACGCAGACCACAACTTCCCGCTTCCTCCATATGAACAGATCGGCCAAGCCGATTATGATGCTCTTGTGAAGAAAATTGATCCATCTTTGCCATTAAGTCAGGCAACGGGTTCAGAATTATCGCTTGACGACTGCGCAACAGGTGCGTGTCCAATTAAATAGCCCCATACAGGAATGTTCCCAACTTTAAAACAACTTGAAGCCGACGAGATCTATGACAAGGCTATTCAACACATAAAAAAACACGGGTTTTCTAACCACGCGACCTATGACCCCTACACGAAAGAAATAGATATATGGGGTGCAATACTTCTTGCGTGTGGCGCTAAAGAAAAACTTTTAGCAGAAGGCTTCATGGAAGCAGAAGAGTGTGGTGTACCACCGTTTATGTGTGGCAGGGCAAGATTCTTTTGCGAATATTTAGAACTCATTACTGATACAGAGATCTCGGAATGGTGTTCAACACACACACAAACCGAGGCACTTTTTTTACTCGTAAGAGCAAGCGAGAGAGTCGCTATAACATTTTTACGCCCATAAATACAATTAGTCCCCCACCGACCTGCACGGAAGTGGGGGACTAAATGTTTGTCGGGTTTAATTCTCTTTTACTTACTTACTTAAAATCAGGCGACTACGCCACCTGGGTGGTTACCACGGAGAACCGCAGTGCTGCGAACATCTGAACCGTCTTGGTCTGCTGACTGATCAATCTGAAGAAGAGCGGTCAAGTTTGAACCAGCAGTTCCTGAACCTACAGCGGCAACTACGAGGTAAACCAAGTCGTCAGAGGCGAGTTCATCGGCACCGTCTACTGTTGACATTGTTGCTACTGCCGAAGTGGCGGCGGCTGCAAGTGACCAAGTTCCGATAACTGTTCCTGCGGCTGTTGCCTTGCGAACAGTTCCGCTGAGTGCCGAACCCGCAGGAGCAGTACCAACTGCAACTGTGATGCCACGGACACGACCTGCAACAGGAGTGCGAACAACAACCGAAGATGTTGTTGCGCATGCGCCTGTGACTGTCATTGGGAGAAGAAGTGGGGCTGATGCTGACATTATTTGACCTCCAAGTCAAAGAGAATTCTATGTAGATAAATCATACAACATTTAAATGTTGTAAAAAGTAACTATAAATAAACGAATTTTAAGGGTTGCTTACCAAAAGTGGCTATTTGGAAGCCCTAAACCAAGCAAGCATCCTTTTACGAAGAGAAGAGGATTTAATGTCGTTTGCCCTAACAATTGGAGGTTGTTCAGCAATTGCTTTCATTAAATTTTCCGCACTCACAAACCGTTGCTTTGCCTCAGTCGCCGTTTGCAAACGATCGGGCGATGGCGCTTTTTTTGCAGCCGGCTTCTTTTTTGGGGTTGTTTTTGATGGTTTTTTTGATGGGTTTTTTGTCATATCAAAACCCTAGTATAAAAATTATCACCCAAATGCAACCCCATTAAATTGAGCGGATCCTTTATGAAGTAGGGTTCATCAATATGTATACAGGTTTTTACGAGACGGATCTTGACAAAATAGCCCTTTGTGTTGAGTCTATAAAAACTGCCAAAATGTCGCTTATTGAGGAAGATGGTATTGGCTCAGATCTAAACATCAATATATTCGGTTGGAAAAACAACGAGTTATCAACCGTGGTGCAACTAAAAAACACCTTTGGAATCCCAAAAGATGATCGAATTGCGTCAGTCATTGAGGCTTCTGTAATCATGAGACGAGGTTGGGGAATAACGGAGTTCACACTTGCCGCAGAGGGGTATTGCTCAATCGCCCCAGCAGAAACAAGCGGGAAAGACCTTGCTCAATTATTCGCTCAACGAAATTCACCAGTTACTGAATGTATATCTTTTGTTCACCTAAAATCTGATGATCACATATTTGTAGCAATGCCATATCAGGTGCAACTTGGAAGAAAAGTGAACTTCGGTGACGCCTTATGGTTTGATGGCGGAAAAGTTATGAGAGATATTGAATACCCTGCTGCTTTAAAAGCATCTTTAAGATTAGAAACTGCTTTAATTGATGACTCATTAAATCGAGAAACCTACTTTGGCACACTTGCTTCGGCGGTTATGCATTGTGGTTTTGAAATATTCTACAGAGACGATATTTAAAATTTAGACTAAATCTTCCCCTACGATTTCTGTGTTCTCAGAATCATCATCGCCCTCATTGAGAGCGGGTAAATCGCCTAGGAGTTCTTTGATTGTTTCTTTTGGCATAATACCTGCGTCGCCCATAAGAATTAAAAGTTTCTTAGCCTCAGCCTCGGAATCAAATTTTTCAGCCTGAACAACGCCTGGCGCACCAGCCAGTACGGCGCGAATTGGTGATGTTTCACGAACATCCATTTGTACGTTCACATTTGTTTGTTCCATGCCAAGAAGTTTTGCACGGCGATCAATAATCGAAAGAACTGTTGCAACCGCCTTAATGTCTGGCTCAATAGAAACCTCAGTGCCGTCATCCATTTTGGTTTTACGATGCTGTGTTAGGGGCCAGATTGCGGATTGAAGGGCATCTAATCGTTCCAGTTCCATCTGTAGAACCTCTGGATAAATTAGCAATGCTTCTTGGCTAAGTTTATTCAATTGTCTTTTAACGGAATTTGAAACATTGGATGTACCGATACCAAACCTTCGGGCTATTTCTGCAATCGGAACACCAGCCTGACGCATTTTAAATATACGCAAATCTCGCTCGGCAAGAAATTCTCTAGTTAGACCTTTTTCTGCCATATCACGATGCTTTCATAAACTCAATAACTTCAAATGGGAAAACTTTACCTCTCCTCATTTTAGTTGGAAATTCCCTCAAGTCTCGCGCACCACGAAAATGGCTGACATCATAAACATATTCACCCACCGCAGTCGGATCAGGCGTAAGAGAAAGACCAAATTCAGGCCAACGCGACCATACAGCAGAACCGAATGGGCGCAGATCCCTTGAAGACGAAGAAGTCCCCAGTGGGGCGTGGTGCTCAAGCCAAAGCGAACAGTTGTAGTAGTCGCGCAACATGTCAAAATATTTTGCCACCTCTACCGTCACGGCTTCAGATGTCCTACCACCTGGATCAATAAATGATTTATAAATTGGACCAAGGAGGATTAAGTCTGGTTTTATTGTCTCAACCGCTTCTTCAATAATTGACTTATCGGAGGCGCGCATTAAATCAACGCCAGCCGGTTTTATCAAAATGTGGCATTCAGGGCTGCCCTGAACATACCCAAATTTTCGAGCAGCACCCATAATGTTTGACGATGTCCGTCTAATGATTCTTTCGGGATTTTCAAGATCAATTGTCAGGGTTCTTATTGGTTTCATCCTTGACAGAGTAAATGGATGAATGCCAAAAGAACTACAAATCGCAATCTGTCTAGCAAGCATCGTTTTGCCAACGCCTTCTGCAGCCACAACAATCACGCGCTCGCCACGCTCAAGAACATTTGGAATCACCCAATCGTACTCGTCGTTTGCATTCTCAAGAAGAAAATCCGACCAATTTACGAGCCTTCCTCGGTCAATTTGATCTTCATGTCCGAAAGAATTTATTAATAAAGATGCTTTTGATAAGCGGACTGTTTCGCTTATGTCAATTCGGGTTAAAAG